GCCGGACAAGGTGAAGGCCGACCTGGCGAAAGAGGCCATGGGCATCAATGCGCAGTTCAAGCTGGCCGGGATGGATGGCAAGGGGCCGCAAGTGGCCACGCCGCCGAACGAGCCGCCTGGGCTCGCGCCGGATGGATCAGCGTACCAGGCTTAGGTCACATGAGCCCACGTTGTTCTTGTGATTGCGTCGGTGATTGTTCGCCTGGAGACGCCGAGTCTTTCGGCCAAACTGCGGTGAGGCTCGCCGGAGGTCCGAATGGCCCGTACAAGTTCCTCCGTCAACTTTGCACAATGCACGCGCTCGCCCTGGGTCTTGGTGCCGTGGCGCCCCGCGTCGTCGCAATTGCTCTGCGGCGTTCCCCAGCGAAGATTGTCGAGTGCGTTGTTTGTTTTGGAGCCGTCCTTGTGGCAGCAATACATGCCCTTTGGTCGCGGGCCGACAAACGCCTCCAGCACAAGGTATTGCACAAGCACAGTCTGCGTGCGCGCCTCACCAAGTCTTACGCCAACCCCAAGATAGCCCATACCGGAGCGCCCCGGCCTCAACACTCGGCCTGGCATTGCCTTCTTAACAAACCACCCAGGACGCCTCTCTACGGTAATCACCCGATCGACAGAACGCACACGACCCAAGTCGCTGACCTCATACATCTCATTCGACCCCACAACAAATCGCCACTGCTCCATGATTTTCATGTGTGTAGTTTCAGACATGAAAGCATAGCACCATGACCGACGAAGACTTCGCCGCCGCGCAGGCCATCAAGGCCAACATCTCCGCGATCAACGAAGAGCGCGAGATATGGGAGAACCTGCGCAACGCCGATGTGAACCGCCCGCTGCGCCTGACCATCACGATTGACGGCCGGCAGATGATCTACACCCCGGCCCGCCTGCTGACCGCGTTGCGGAACAACGCCGTGCCCGCGATCGACGCCGACATCGCCGCGCTGACTGCGGAATTCGACGCCCTATGAAGGCCCTTGTCCTCGACCACCAAGAGCGCAACGACCCGCTGATGCGCCGCCTGTTCGAACACTGGCAGGCCGAATTAGACGAAGCGCGCCGGGAAAATGACGACAGCAACCTGTCGCCCGAGAAAACAGCCTTCAAGCGCGGGCGCATCGCCCAACTCAAAGCGCTGCTTCACCTGGGCAAAGAGCCCGACCTGTCCGACAAGTAGCCAATTTCCGTACCGTCGCTGTCCGAATTTCGGACACTCGCTAGGAATTATCGTTAGAGTCCCGCCAAGCGCGGGGCTTTTGCATTCTGAGCCCCACAAATTCTGCCGCCAGCGATGACGGCAAGCGGTGCCCCCGACGACAACGCCGTGGGGAAGTCGGCCAGACCCGGAAACGGCTGGTCTTTCGCGTAGAGAAAGTGGAGAGCAATGGACCCGGAAACGCTTGAGCAAGGCACCGAAGCAGACGATGACTTCGCGGCAGGACTTTCAGACGAACAGCAGACGGAAACGCCGGCACTCGTCGAGGCACCAGCCGACCCGGAAGAACAGCCGGCACCGAAGTACGTACAGATCACCGAGGAAGATTGGGCCGCCCTTCAGGCTCGCGCCGCCAAGATCGACGAGATCGAAGGCAGCACGAAGAAGGGGCTGGACAAGGCATTCGGGTCGATCGGCGGCGTCACTCAGGCATTGAACGAACTGCGGCAGGGCGGCGTCACCGAGTTGTCGGTCGATGACTTCAAGAACCTCAAGGCTCTTGGCTTCGACGACTTGACCGAGGCGATCGTCGCGGACCTTGGCGCAGCGATGAAGAAGGCCCCGAAGGCGGCGGCAGCACCAGCAGCCCCGGACCTGAGCGAGTTCGAGAGCCGGTTTGATGCGAAGTTGGCGGAGCGCGCGGAGCAAATCACGCGCGCCTACGAAACCAAGCTCTTGACGGCGACGCACCCGGACTGGCAGCAGCAGCGCGACACGCCCGAATTTCAGGCGATGGTCGCGGCCAAGCCGGCCGAGTGGCGCGAACAGTTCTGGAACACGACCGACTCGGGCTTCCTCATCAGTACGTTCAACGAGTTCAAGGCGGCGCAGAAAGCGCGCACCACTTCGACACGTAGGGACCGCCTCGCGGCGGCCGAAACCCCACGGGGCTCAGGCGGAAACCCTGGGCCGATCGAAAAAGACCCATTCCTCGAAGGCTTGGAAAGCTGACGGGGCTGAAAGGAAGCCATCATGGCTCTGCAAAATTACGCACTGCGGCCCGGCCGCCTGGAGAAATTCTCCGGCCAGATTCTGAAGCACGCGATGGTGACGGAATGCCTCACCCGCGGCGGGCGTCAGGTCGAACTGCCGAAGAATTCGAGCAAGACCTACCTCTCGCGCCGGTTCATCCCCTACGGCAGCACGACCAGCCAGCCCAACCGCTTCTTCCAAGACGGCACCGGCGACCGCTCGGCGGCCATGGTCTCGGCGCACGTCACCTCTGAAGGCGTGACCGGCACGCCGGACAGCATCACGCCGCAGGACGTGACGGTTGTCATGCAGCAGTACTCGTGCCTGTACGGCTTCACCGACCAGACGTTTGACCTGCACGAAGACGACATCCCGCAGGCCATGCAAGAGCAGTGCGGCCAGCGCGTGACGCTCGTCAACGAGATGATCAACTACGGCGTCCTGAAGGCCGGCACCAACCAGTTCTACGGCGGCACCGGCACCAGCCGCGCCACGGTGAACGGTGGCATCACGCTCGGCATGCTTCGCAAGATGCAGAAGTCGATCCAGATGAACCACGGCGCGATGGTCACGAAGGTTCTGTCGGCATCCGGCCTGTACAACACGTCGGCGGTGGAGCAGGGCTACATCTGCTACATCAGTGTCGAAGCCGAGCCGGACGTGCGCGACCTGACCGGGTTCACCCCGGCGGTGAAGTACGCCAGCGGCTCGCCGATGCCGAACGAGCTGGGCATGGTGGAGCGCACGCGCTTCGTCACGACCCCGGAGTTCCCGTCCATCCAGGACGCGGGCGCGGCGATCGGGGCCACCGGCCTGTACTCGACCACCGGCACCAACATCGACGTTCACCAGTTCCTGCTGGTGGCGGCCGATGCGTGGAGCCAGGTGTCGGTGCGCGGCAAGGGTTCGATCGACTCGACCTTCCTGCCGCCTGGCGTGAAGGACAAGTCGGACCCGCAAGGGCAGCGCGGCTACGCCGGGGCCAAGTGGTACAAGGCCGCGAGCGTCGAGAACGATGGCTGGATGGCCGTTGGCAACATCGGCTTGAAGACGCTGGTCTGAGCATGATGGGGCGGTGAAAGCCGCCCCTTCCAACACAAAGGAACCATCATGCAAGACAACATCAAGGTCCTATGCGGCAGCCTGCCGGAGGGAAGCGGGAAGCGGGCGCTTGAAGCCATGCTTGCCGCCATCGCCGATCGCATGTCGTCGCAGGCAACGTCGGGCGCCGGCCTCGAAATCGCGGGCACGACCACGCTCGCGCAAGTCGGGTCAGCGACAACCTTTCACGGCGTGGCCAACGGCGTGCCAGTCACGATCGCCGCGGGCACCGACATGCCGGCGCTGGTCGGGTCCATCACGGCCAACTCGTTCAACGTCTTCTGCTTCTTCATCGACTCGGCCAGCGTTGTGACCGTGGCGATGGGGACCGAAGGCACGACGCGAGCGCTCGTGAAGTTCCCGCCCTTCCCTGCCAAGAAGGCGCTCGTGGGCTACCTCGTCATCACCCACAGCTCTACGTTCGTCGGCGGCACGACGGTTCTGAGTACCGCGACCACGCAGTACGTCAGCCCCGTCGGCGCTGTCGATCCCACGATCCTGACTGGCGCCTGAAACCGCCAAACCCTCAAAGGAAACCATCATGACCGCTTTCGTCATCAATATCCTGGGCCAAACGGCCACCGGGAACACCCCGCCCTCGGACAGCCCGAAGTCGGCATTTGGCAAGATCGTCACCGACGCGACCGCCATCACCGCCACCGAATACCTGGCCTTCACGGTCGGGTTCACGCCGAAGTACGTTCGCATTGACAACGCGGATGCCTTGATCCGAGTGGAATGGTTCGAGGGCATGGCCGAAGACACCTGCTTCAAGACTCTTTTCAGCACGGGCGCCGTTACCCTGGAAACGACCAACAAGGGCATCAGCGTGGTCACGGCCACGACGACCATCGCCGGCACGACCGACGCGAGCGGGCGAACCGTTCTTGTCTCGCAGAACGCGACGCTCGGCGTTGTCACCGCGTCGGACACGATCTACTGGCAAGCCCGAGGCTGACCCACGGCTGCGTGAGCAGCGCCCCGCCGCCCATCGCCCCGCGCGCTGGGCGGCTTTCTTGCACATAGGAGAACCCGCATGTCCCGAGTCGAACCAGCCGCGCCCGAAGCGCCCGCCGTCGCCCCTGTCGCCGCCAAGAGCCGCCCGGTCGGCCGCCCGCGCAAGGAAATCCACACCGGGGACATGAAGACCCGCGACCTGCCGGTGCTTGGCGGGAACGTGCTTGTCCACGAGGCCGAGCCGGTCCTGTTGCTGGAAGCAACGGACATCAGCAAGGACTACTTGAAGGAATTGGCCTTCAACGAAGAATGGCTGACGATCCGCCTGGAGCGCACCGGCGAGAAGAACGCCCCCAAGTGGGTGCAGTTCGGCGTCAACGGCATCACCAAGTGGTTGCATCCCGGCGTGCCGGTGAAAATCCAGCGCAAGTACGTCGAGGTGCTGGCCCGCTCGGTGCCCTACGACGTGGAGACCGAAGTCGAGGACGCGACCGTGGCCTACCCGCGCAACGACATCGTTCGCAACGCTCGCGCCAAATACCCCTTCAGCGTCATCCACGACCCGAACCCGCGCGGTGCGGAGTGGCTGACGAAGGTCATGGCGACGAGCTGACCCCGTGGATTTTTTGTCGCTTGTCAATCGCACCCGCCGCGAGTGCGGCGCCGGTGGCTCCAATCTGGTGACGCTGCAAACCGGCCTGTCGGACGAGGGCGAGCGCTTCGTCGATTGGGTCGGGCAGGCATGGATCGACGTGCAATCCAAGCGCCCCGATTGGCAGTGGATGCGCAAGGCGGCGACTTTCCAGACCGTTGCCGCGCAGTCGAGCTACACCCTGACCGAGATGGGCGTGACCGACCTGGCCGACTGGATTCGGGACAGCTTCCGCTCCTACCTGACGGCCACGGGCGCGACTGCCGAGCAGTTCATGAACGACTGGGAGTACTCGGCTTTCCGGGATCAGTTCATCTTCAGTTCGATGCGGACATCGCCGGGCTACCCGGTGCAGATGACCATTCAGCCCGACAAGACGATGGCGCTGTGGCCGGTGCCGGATGACGCCTACACCATCAACGGCGAGTACTACCGGGCCGCGACAGAACTGAGCGCCGACGCCGACGACCCGGCTGCCGCCGGCAACGACCTGCCCGAGCGCTTCCACATGCTGATCGTCGGCATGGCGATGGCGAGTTACGCCGGCTATGAATCAGCCCC